CGTCCTGATCACCACCACGGCGCGGTTTGAACTGCACGTCGGCACGGCGCGTGGACTGTTCTCCGAGGACCGTGTTCACGGTCGGGAGAATGGTGTTGATGGTCAGTGCGGGACGACCTTCTGCTTCTAGGGCGGCAAGATCAACCTGATCCCACTGGTCGCCGCGATAGAACGCGTCGCACTTCTTAGCCATCTCGACATACTGCAGATGCCCGTTGTCGCGGGCCCGCACATAGCGGTTCCACTGCTGATGGGCAAGCTGCTGATCTTCGATCGACTGGGTTTTGATCTTTGCCATGTTATGCACTCATCGCGGATTTTTGGCGGGGTCCGCGAGTAAGAGAGATGAGTTTGTCCCGCCAAGACTGTACATGTACAACTGGAGCCTGATACGTTGAAAACTCGGTCATCATGAGACCGATCCACGACAGGGCATCAACCTGGTCGTCGTGAGTACCATTCGGGAACCGAAGAAGTTCCGCGATCAATGGACCAGAGAACGATGCGTCACGAGGAAAATACACCTTGCCCTGCTGCATGCGCCCCTGGATAGCTCTAGCACGCGCTTCTTTATCACGTCGTCCGGTTTTTAGGTCTTTGAAGTACGCTTCAAACAATCCGCGCTCACGCACGCGTTTTTCGAGGAACGGGCCGAGGGCCATTTCGATGTGCCCCTTTTCGATGCCGATGATCGAGGGCTTCCACTGCTCATAGAGATCAAGTATTCGTTCGACTATTTCAAAGCCGTCGAACCTCCCGCGTACGACGTCCGTCACGAACATGTCATCGCGGTCGTTGATACCGACAACGATGCCAACGCTGTAGTCGTTGCGGTCGTTCTTACCGATAGCCAAGTCCCACGCGCAGTAGTAACGCATGGCGTCTTCATCAATGTCCTCTGGGTCATAATAGTTGACCATGCTACGGGTAAAGTACTGACCGTCATCGGCTACTGGGTTCTGCTGATAAAGCGCTGACCAGTCTCTAGGGCCTACGGCTTTTTCAATTCGACGGAGCGCTTCGACACTGTACCTCTCCGGGTGGAGGGCTTCACCAGCTTTACGGAACTCTTCGTCTTCTTCGGCGATGGCGGGATATCTGACGACTTCCCACTCGTCTCCGCCTTGAAGACCCGATTTAAGAAGTCGGCCAGCCAAGTCATCATCATGCCACCTCGTTAGAATTACCAACACGCCACCGCCAGGAGCAAGACGGGTGTACGCCGTTGACGTATACCAGTCCCAGTTCGCATCCCGGTTGTTCTGACTCTCTGCGTCCTCGCGGTTCTTAACCGGGTCGTCGATAACAAGTATGTGTGCACCTTTACCGGTGATACCACCGCCGACACCGGCAGCTACGAAGCCACCGCCATCCGTAGTCAGCCACGCCTCAGCGCTCTGACTATCCGGATCCAGGCGCGTTTTGAATACCGCTTTATACGTCGGTTCACGAAGTACTTGACGTACCTTACGGCTAAAACCCATCGCAAGCGAACCCGAATACGAGCAACTAATAAATTCATGCTCAGGGTTACGACCCAGATGCCAAGCCGGGAACGAAACCGACGCCAGCGTACTCTTGCCATGACGGGGAGGCATAAATAGCATGAGTCGCGGAGATTTTTGATCCACGACGTCACGCGAGAACTGTTCGAGCCTTTTGCAGACATCTTTGTGTACCCAACCGGCGTTGTAGTCAGGGGTGAACTTCTCTACGAACGGCAGCAGCCGCTTACGGGACAAGATCCGCGAAGCAAGCTCCTTCTGAGCATGCTCCTTCACAGTTAGTTCCGGTGACTTCACCGGCTCAGGCGAAGCAGGCTGAGGCATCCCCTCCTGCTCGTCCGCTTTACAGTAAACACATACCCGTTCCTTCCTGTTCGAGTACAGGGTCTCAGGGTGTATATTCTTACACCCTCTGCACTCCAACATTGGGATGTCGCCTATCAAGGTGCTTCTGGCTCCAGATAATCGATGTCTTTACCCGCCAACTTCAGCAAGTCTTCGTCGCTCATCCGTTCCATCTGGGCGGTGTTAACGTTGATGTTGATCTGCGTCGCGCTATCTGGTGCAGCCAGCCCGTGCAACTTCACGAGCGAGTCCACCGTGTTCTTCATCTCCGTCGAGGTAGCCGCCGCGTTGTACGCGTCCAGATACATCTGGTGCGCGTGCGACCGCGTAAACTTCACCTCTTCGCGCATCTGTTCGCGGAAGTAGTCCAACGCCTTCACGACAGACGGGTTCTTCGCTGCTTCTAGAGCGTTCTTGTAGCTGGCATAACCAGCCGCTCGCCCCGCTGCAGCGATAGTCATCCCGCGAGCCATGTAGAGAACCAGCCGCTCCTGTTGCACGGTCAGAGAACTCAGCGTCAGCCCCATGTAGGGCGTGAGCGACTGGAACTCGACATGCGACATCAGCTCATCGGAATGAGCGAGGTCAGTGGATAGGGGTGCCTGGTTCTCTTGTTGAATCGCTGAGGTCTCCACCTATTTCTATGTCCAGATATGCAAAAACCGGTGCCTTATCGCCCAACTTATGCAGGGCAATATGAGTCAGGTAGTCGTGGAGGGACATGGGTTTTTTAGCCAGCGTGGCCACTATGGCCTCGGCTATCTCCCCGTCGTAGACCAGCACCTCGTACCCACCCCTGTAGGCGATACCGATGATAGCCTCGTCAAAGCCCTCTATAGCGAATACCTGGACTTTCGGCAGCATTTATATTAGCCCTACTAATGATCAATCACAAGAGTGCTGGTAAATAGTCTTCACCCACCAGTACAGCATGTCGCTACTTAGGGCCTGTTTCAGCATGTTAGCCCGGTAAGCCACCAGCTGAACATTACCCGGTATATACCCCAGGGTGCTATCGATCCGGTCGATGCTGGCATTAAAGTCCTTGAGGCCGGACCCGTCGTTATGGTGGGTTAAAACGACCCCCGATATTGCGCAGCGGCCATCCTGCGTCTCCCAGAGTTCGACCAACTGATCAAGGGTTACCTCGTAACCGGTAAACCTCCGTTTCTTATTGGTGTCCCGGCTCTTGGACAGGAGGTTCGAGAGGTAGGATCTGTAGCCCGTGGACCGTTGTTGACGGTCAGAGGCCAGTTTGCAGGGTCGACAGAAACTCCGCAGCGACCTCCCCTTGATCTGCTCGAACGAGGTTAAAGGCAGCTCCTTTTGGCACCGTGAACAGATTTTACTGTCCGTCATCAGTGGCTCGTTGGCCGTGGTTAAGGGCGGGAGTATACGCAAAAACGCTTTGCAAAAAAATTTTATAAAAATTTTTTCAGGTTTCGTTTTTCTGAAGGGGGGTAGGGTGATCGATTTTTCCTATCTAAATCGCTCACACACTATCTCCCCCCTCGGACTCCAGCACCCCCCCTTTTCCCGGATTCACCCGTTGGAACCTTGTTTTCACCCTCATCTATGGAACCTTGTCCCCCAGTAACCCCCAACGAATCACGCTCGACACTTCGTGTCTCGCGGTCAGTATCTATTGTGTATCTATCACTAACTAGGAGTATCTACCGTGGATAACATCAACCAGACCACCAACAACCAAGACCAGACCCCCGACGCCGGATACCTCGCAGCCGAAAAGGCTAAAGAAGCATCCAAGACCGTCATCGCCTACGCCAAAGAGAAGCCTGACATGGCAGCCCTCTTCGTCCTCGGCGTACTCAACCTCTTCAGCTAACCCCCAACGGGGAGGGACCTCCAACCTCCCCACCCCTAACCACAGGTAACTAACCATGCATCCTCGCACTTCATCCGTCATCTTCATCGGATCTATCGCAGTGTTCATTGCTGCCCTATTCCCGCCCCCTCAACTCCTGGACTTCACCCCCGCCCAAGTACAGATGGCGTTCCTCGCCTTCTCACTTATAACGGGTGGCTTTGCCCTCTACCTCCGCGCGTTCACAGAGGACTAATACCCATGACACACCACAATGTGGATCTGCTCAAGCGCTATGCCAACGACCATTACGACACCGGCGGCCATTGGGTCGCCGAGTGTTGGGACACAGTCGACTATGTGCAGCTCCTCTATCGCTGCAAGAACGACCTCGACGAAGCGAAACTGGAGTTGCGTGCCCACTGGGAACGGATCAACGAACAGGAGGCCGAGACCCGGTGGGAATGACCACTAACAACGGACCATTGCCAGTGCCCATTGCCCGTGGTCAACGGTCAGTGGTCACTGTGCAACAAAGTTGTGTGACGGCATTTGCCAATGTGTGAGCACTTTATGGCCGTGTGTGCAGGGAAAAACCGGGGTGTGTGCAGGCATTGGACACTAGGTTTTTTACATAAGTGCTTGATTTCTAACGAAACACGAAAAATGTGTGACATGTGTGCAGGGTTTTTTCGAGTTCAGTTCATATATAGAGACATGAAAAAATACTTTTTTAATACATCTCTTAAATTTGAATTGAACTTAAGAAAAAGGGTGCACACACTGCACACATATTGATTTATATAGAAAAATTGCTGCACACATGGGTGCACACATGCCAATTGTGTGATCACACATCCTGTGGATAACTCAAAATTGACCCCTAACCACGGTCAACTGACCTCTAATTGTTTCATCTGTAAACCAATCCATAGCAACCAACCGAGAACAAACCCCCATGACAACCTTAACCATCGACACCCTCCAATGCACCGTCTGCAACGCAAACATGAACAGCGGCTACTCCGCAGGGGGCAACATGAGCGTCGAGGAATGTGACTACTACTGCTCCGATGCTTGTCTGCACCGCCATTACACCCAACCACAATGGTCACGCATCGTGGCGCTTGGCGAAGGAGACTTACTAGGAGACAAGGTATGACCCCCACCATATATCTTGACCATATCCGAGTGTTCAATCTGGATCAGTTCTTTCGGTATGTAATCGACGAACTGACTGAGCAAGCAACCCACGAACTCTGCGCGGTATCACCCCCAATCCCCCTCCGTTCCGGATTCGGATGGTATGTTGGCCGTGCTTCGTTTACCTACAACGCCAACTCCCGCCGTTGGACATACGAGCCGTACGACCGTATTTCCGACTATTACCAGACCGAAGATCAAGCAGCCGATGCCGCCTCTTGGCACCGTTGGGGCGCAGAACACCCACCCCTATGAACAACCCAGAACGCTCGCCCCTTCGGGGCTCGCGGTCAGTGACTAATGTGTGTTCACTAACCAAGGTAACTAACCATGCAACAGCTAGATCTACCCCTTAAAACCAACCGTGTACAACAGGTCATGGACAAGGCTAGGAGCGTTTTGGAATACGCCAAAGCGCACCCAGACGAAATCCTTCTGGCCGTAATGACCCTTATGCTCCTCGATATCGAGAGCGACATCGACGAGCTGGAGAAATAACCAATGTCTAATCCATACAACACAATGCTTAATCTTAATGTCGTCAATTGGGACTGGTTGAATGACCACGAACAACGGATGACTGACCACGAATCACTGGGTGTGGATATCGAATCCACGCTGGATGATGTCAGTGAAGCCAACGAGTTGGCCAAGCTGATCCGCGAAAAGTAAACAACTAACCAACCATAGGTAACTACTCATGACTATCAAAGACCAATCCTTTATCCCTAATGTTATCGGCTACATGTCCGAGAAGAACACCACCCTTGGTTCCATTGCCAAGTATGTGGAGTCGCAGCAGGCAGACGACCCGCTTGAGCGTATCGCTCTTGCGTTCTTCCGCTTGCAGCGTGAGCGCCAGGCGGCTGTCCGCGCTGAACTTGACCAGGGAGTCCCGGTTCCGGGCCCCGAGTTCAAGCCGGAGCGTCTGCTCACCTTCGTCCAGTCCGTCATGAACGGCGTCTGTTGGGCGGCTCGCCGCCTCTACATCGCCAACGACAAGTCGGCTGCCGAACACCTCGGAAACGGTATCGACTTCTCCCAAGATGTCGGTGACTGGGTCGGTGTCTACGCCTCTAACGAGCGTATTCCCGAGCTGGTCGACAGTGACTTTATGGCACTGAACCGTTTGCACACTCTGCTCGGCGCCAAGATGGCGTACCTCACCGACATCAACCCATTGTATCACTTCGAGCAGCGGGCCCGCGATGAGGACGGCAACTGGTTTGTCGAAAAAACATGCGCGTCCTTCCAGGAAGCGCTACCGCTCATGGACGAGATAGTCACGCGTCTGCAGCAGGAATCCGAAGCCAACGAGATTTCGGACTTCATGAAGCAGCTTCGCGCTGCCTAATCTCCGTGTGAGCAAGGGTTGGCCGTTATCCTTCCCCAAAACGGCACTTTGATCCTCTTCTCTCGGTCGGTCACCGGCCGGGGGAAGAGGAACAATTAGGCGGCCAGGACAGTAGCGTGCCATGCGACATTACACACCCGACAACGACAACGAATACAACCCCTTAAAAGGCGAGCATGTTGAGTATCAACTGCTATGGGCTAGCGTAATACTGCAAGCCGTACGAGACCTCGAAGGCCGCGACTCTGCGGATCGGAATAAAGCCCTCAATTACGTGTACTCACACGATAAGCATGTCGGCTCATTTACATGGATATGCGATGAGTTAGGACTAGAGTCCGATCAGATACGCCAACTATGCGTAACTAGAGAAGGACGCAAACAACTGATCGGTAACAACATGGGAAGTAAAAAGAGGTTTATTCATGAGAGCTGAAATAAGAAAACACATCCAAGAAGCCATCTTCGAAGTCACCAAAGACAAAAATCTTGAACTCGAAAATGTGCAATGCCTTATCCAAGAACTAGCCAGTGCTATCGGCTTTATGTTTGGTGCCATGCAAGTAGCAGCAAACAAGTCTATACCACCCGAACTAATCAACGACAGCGTTGATGAGATCGCTGAACATATTAAAGAAATTGCTACACAAGTAGGCGACCTCGAAGTACCAAAATCTAACTAACCAACCAACAGAGTCTAAACATGAGTTATCGCTGCGACAATTGCGGTGCCGAATTCAGAACTCCCCGTAGATATGATCACAAAGAGTGGATTGAATACTGGGGATTTAAAAGCCTGGAAGTAACACATGTTACGTACCACTGCCCTGAATGCGGAGACGAAGACTATGCAGAACTCCAATTAGAAGAGGATGAAGAATGAAAAAGTCATTCGAAGTTCTAGTTGTATTCAGATTCAACGGGGTTGACGGAGTCGACACCGAAGACGCCGACAAAATCATACAAGACATAACTGATGCCACTGAAGAGTGGCAGATTGAATACGGCGCAGACGCCGTATGGGTCGAAGACGGCATCTTGTACGAGACCGATACCGGCGATCAATTAGAAGTCTGGGACGAACTCTGGACTAACCAGAAAAAGGGGTCTGACAAATGAGCTGGAACTACCGCTTCATTGAATTTAAAACAAAGTTCCTCAACGAAGATGACACATACATAGAGCTGTGCGATGTGTATTACGACGCCGATGGCATGGCTCGTATGTACTCAAAACCGCACCTCATATTCGACAATCTAAACCAGGTTGAATTCTTTCTTGACAAAGTAAAAGAAGCACTCAACAAACCCTGTTTAAAAGAGACCGACTTCTTAAATCGAGAAGATAAAAATGACCCGTGGCACTGTGACTTTGAAGCCGAGGAGTAAGTACTTCGGCTGGGACTACACAAAGAACACCCAATTACGTATGACAGGCAAAGAGTGGCACACCTATGCCAAACGTGAACTATTCAATTACAACCGTGGCGACGACTCAGCCCGTGGCAGTAATTGCGAAATATGGCTTGACGGCACCGACATCAACCACAAACCACCCAAATAACTCACTATTAAAACGCTTAGCCCGATACCTATTTAAATCTCCTACCGGCCTACACAACCACAACTGGTGCCGGGTACCACCACCTAACTGGAGATCGTGCCGAGGCGGACACGATTATTGGTAACCACTACAGGTGACAACATGCCACTGGAATACATATGCCGAGACTGCGGGGAAGTATTCAACGAACATCAAGCAGCATTCGTATCTGCTGGCTACGACTGCCATTACATCGGAGATGGTAGATACCTAGAAGAAGTCGGTGAAGATGCGTGCCCTGCTTGCCTCAGCACAAAACTCAATGACCATATAGAAAAGGACGAGGCATGAGCAAGAACCCGAACGAAGAAATCAAACTGATATACGAGCTTGACGAGTTGTACGGATGCCCACTGGGGTTTGACGATATGGTCGTGGAGCAAGTCTGGCAAGAGCTTGAAGACATGGGTAAAAACCCAGACGACTACGAGTTGGGCCCGGTGCAAGTACTGTGTGTGGTAACCCTTAAAGATAAAGAGGACAAGGCATGAGCGAACAAGAACGACTCAACCGCATCGCTACTGCTTTGCGCGAGGCATACAAGTTGGTTGAAGAAGGCAACGAAGCGCATGGCTACATTGCTGAAGCGTTGGCCTACGCTGATAACGACTTGGCTAGTTTCGATGAGGAGGACAAGACATGAGAAAGCAACCGCGAACAATACCCATCAGCCTGACTATTGATGACTTGGGCGACGGATTCTACGACGAAGTGTTAGAAGCGTTTAAGCACCATATCGCCCGAATGGAACTTGACCCAAACAAGTTCTTCTATGACCAATGGCGCATTACTTGCGTAGCTGAAGAATGGGTACGTGACAATGAACTAAAAGACAACGAGAGCTAAACTATGTTTTTCCTATCAGGACTGCTCGCCGCTATAGCTATGATTTTCTTACTACTTAAACTCAACCTCAGACGTATTGCTAAATACGACATTTTTTTAGACATCGTCTTAACATTCTTTTTCATCTGGATCTTTGCCGGTACTTTCGCAGGCATGATGGCTGGCCTCTGGGCCGGTGCCCTCATATCCATATTCTTATGGTGGGCTAAACGCAATGTGCCACAAGAAGAACTTCGCTTAATCAAAACCAAACGCTTCCCGTACCGCAAGTTTACTTGGGTACAAGTAATCAAGACTAAATAACAACATGAACGCGCCCTATGCCGTGATTATCTGCACCCGCTATCGCGGTCCTACCAACACTTGCGGCTCTCGCATCGTGGCGACGGCGGCAGGAAGTCGCCTGTCACTGCCCTACGGCGACCCTGCCACTAGATCGGACGCTCACCTCGCGGCGGCTAAAGCCCTGCTGCTCAAAATGCACGGCGGCTCGCCTTGGCAAATTGTCGCGATTGGCGACAACCCGGCTGGCAGCGGCTGGGCTTTCGTGTTCGTGCGCGGCACCGAACAGGCGGTGGCGGCATGAACAAAACAATCAATCATTTGCGCTAAAAAACGTATTGTTGCCAGTTGAGCTCAACTGGTAACAATTGTTTCCAACTCATTGTATCACTCAACGGAGCATCAATCACATGCGTACTATCCGACCGACACAGCTTAAATCCGAACTTCGTTCTAACGCAATGGCCCGCGTGCCGAGCATGATCTGGGGCCCGCCCGGTCTCGGTAAGTCACAGATCGTTTATCAGTTTGCCCAAACTCTTAACGCCAAGGTCTTCGAACTGCGTGCAAACCTGTTTGACCCCGTCGACGTTCGAGGCGGCCTTAAGGTAGTCGAGCAAGCCGATGGTAGTTACCGTACTCGTTACGGTGTGCCAGAGGATTACCCCGACACCAACTACCAGGGCGTTGTTGTGCTGCTCATCGACGAACTGCCCAACGCACCAAAGGCCACTCAGAACGCACTACTGCAGCTGACCCTCGATCGCAAGATCGGAACATATGTTCTTCCGGAAAACACTATCATCGTAGCAGCAGGCAACCGCTCGCAAGATCGTGCCGCTGTGCACGAGATGCCAACCCCTGTTAAGAACCGCTTCGCGCACTACGTACTCGAAGCTAACATCGACGACTGGGTTGGCTGGGCTCTTAACAACAACATTGACGACAGCTTAATCTCATTCCTTCGGTATCGTCCGGCGCTGCTTCACAGCCTAGACGCTAACGAATACGCCTTCCCGTCACCTCGTACCTGGGAGATGGTCAGCCGCAAGCTGCCGCACATGGACAACATGTTCTACGGCGTATCCTCGCTCATTGGCGATGGTCCGGCTGGTGAGTATCTGGCACATCGTGCCATTCACAAGGAATTGCCAGACATTGATGACCTTATCAAGAACCCGTCAACTACTCGCGTGCCAACTGATCCATCAGCTTTGTACGCTATTGCCGGTGCATTAGCGTCGCGCGTAGACCAAACCAACTTTAACGCCATCATGCGTTACAACCGACGCATGCCGCGTGAATACCAGGTTGTTCTTGTGCGTGATTGTTTAGCCAAGAACCGTCAACTACTCAACGAACAAGCATTCAAGGACTGGACAACCGACAACGTCGACGTCGTAATGTAAGGAGATATACATGGCCTCTGTAAGAATGACTCAAGAACTCCGTTCAAATATTCATAACCGTGCTATGCAAGCTTTCGACACCGCTCGCCCCGAGCCGACAGCTTCTACGTGGCTTACTGATCGTATGCGAGATGCGATCATTAATTCAGAACCGTACAAGTTTCTTCAGAAACAGTGGGAAACCAAAGATAGACTGAAATTTTCTTCGTTTGGAGGTCCTCCGCAAGGAGTAAACCGCGACGAAGCCACCACTGTTACCGTCGTTTCAGCAAATGGTTTTAATAGAAACAATGCAACTTCAAACCTTAAATTTGAATTTGTGCCTAAAATCTATGTTTACCGCGAACGACCTTGGGGGGGTGTTGAAGTTCATTTTGAAGAACTTCCTGCGAACTTTATCCAAGATCTTCAAACCCCTTGTTACGATCTGCACCAACAAGTTCAAGAGCACCATAACAATCGACTTACATACTATCGGAAAATTGGCGACTTACTTAATAATTGCACTAGTGTAAAACAGCTCCTGCTTGCTTGGCCCGCTGGCGAATCTTTTGTCCCCCATGAATCTATGGCCCGTATGTATACTAAAATCAACCGCAAACAGCGCGCACAAGAGATTAAGGAAGAAATCAATTTTGACGACGCACTCGTAAACGAAATCGTACTAACAGCTAAACTTGTAGGAGGCTAATATGTCTGCTGAAGGCGCTCTTATCAAAGCGCGTTCACAGCTCCTGATGGACCAGCCGTTTTTCGGAACTCTGGCCATCCGGCTCCGCCCCGTCCGTAAAGACGACATCAAGACTGCAGCTACAGACGGCTCTCATTTTTTCTACAATGAAGCCTTTGTATCTAAGCTAGATCCTATACAACTTCGTGGGTTAATTGCCCACGAAGTTATGCACTGCGTCTTTAACCACATGACCCGGCGGCAAGAACGCGATCATTCACTGTGGAACGTTGCTTGCGATTACGCAATCAATGGCCATCTGATCGAAACTGGATTCATCCTACCTAAAGGCGGTCTTCATGATCCTGTCTATAAGGACATGTCTGCTGAAGCCATCTATAATAAGCTGGCTCAAGACCCCAAGAAGCACAAACCGTGCGCCTGGGGGATCGTACTTGATGCATCAAGTGGCAGCCTCGAAGCCGGATCATCTGCTGAAATTGAATCTCAGTGGCAGATTGCCGTTGGCGAAGCAGCTTCTGTTGCTAAAGCACGTGGCAAGATGCCGGGTACCCTGGAGCACGTTGTAGCAGAAGTCATGTCGCCGAAGGTTGACTGGCGCACCGTTCTCTGGCCGTTCTTCACGGACCTTGTCAACGACGACTTCAGCTGGCGCAAGCCTAACCGTGCGTACATTTCCGAAGACGAATACCTTCCGTCAATGCACGAGGAAGCCTGCGGCAAAGTTGCCGTTA